TCACACATACTTACAACTTTAGAGTCATCATACATACTTCCAACTTTGGAGCTATCATACATGATTTCAACTTCCGAGTCATCACATATCATTTCAACTTTGGAGTAATCATACATTATTTCAACTTTAGAACTATGATGCATGGTTCCAACTTTGGAGTTATTATACATGATTCCAACTTCAGAATTACCATACATTTTTCTAACTTTGGAGTTATCACACATTTCTTTAACTTCGGAATTATCAAGTAATACTATTACATCTTTACACAATCTAGTTACTTTGCACTCTTTTAACCGATAATATCCTTCATTAAGTTCTTCGATTTCCTGCTCTACCAACACATGTAACTTCCACCATTCATAGATACTTGTCCGAAACATATCTTCATATTTTTCCTTATCAAACCAATCTGGAGTGATATCCTGGTCTACTATAAATTCCCATTTCTCTGGATACTCATTTGGATTTATCCACCATTCGTTGTCTTTCGGAATTAGCTCTGCACGGACAAACATTTTCGTTGCATTGATATAGCTATCTTCCATTCCAAGCGAGTCTAGTAAAGCTTCATGACTATTATTTTCTCCAGGCGCAACTACAACCTTATCTTTTAAAATAATACCACTTTTAAATCTACACATAATACTACCTACTTTCTTTTTAATTTTTAAATTGATTTATATTTTTATGTATCAATCTTTTTATATACTTCTTCTTTTTATTATTCTATTGAAAAAGGCTCATATCCTTTGACAGATACAAGCCCTAAAAATCTTTCTATTTTCACGGTTTACTATTTTTCATATATCACATATACAACTTTACTAATATATAGATACGCTTCAGCACTATCTCCCTCTTGTTCCTCCTCACAAGATATACTTTTAAGGGCCTTATCTACTGTCTATAGGTTTGCTTTCTTTCACAAATTTTATAGTAAATTGACTACCATGTAATTTTATTATATAGTCTCTCGTTCCCGTCATTGTCGGCTATACCCCACCCCGAGTCACGGTTTCAGAATCAGCCACCGCCAAACTCTTGTAATAATTTAATACTACACTATATTTAGTTTTTCTGGTTTACGATGGTATTCGTGTCACGTCTGATAAGTTTTAGACTCGTCCCCGATGTGACCAGTATGTCCAGATAACATAAGAAACATTTTTATGCTGTTTGCTTTTCACGTTTTGCATGAACTGCAATTATTAATTCTTCAATTATGATTTCTTTAACCTCGTTTGCAATCTCTTATTACTTTGCCTTGGTTGCTATCCTGTTAGCACTCCACTTGACAGGATATTTTGTAAGTACACGCTGTCTGTTATGACATCTTTCAGGTGTAAATACTGGTTATATATAAGAAAATAAAGGGAACTGATTTTCAGACTTGAAAATCTTATGGAAATGATGTATACTCTAATTGTTAGGTAGAATAACACATTTCGATGTGTTCCGGCTCCGTTTCCTATTGGCGTAGGTAATGGAGCCATTACTTTATTTATCCTCTTTCTTGATTGATATACCAGATTTTGAAACATTGATTGAATAGTTACCGGATGAAAAATCCTGCATTAAAGCCTCAAGAACTATATTCATTTTCAATCCGTATTCATCACAAGCCTTTTTAAAGTTATCTGATATTTCTGAATCAATAGAGGTTGCAAAGTTTTTTTTCATTTTGCTGTCCTCCTTTGATTTAACTAGATTATAACACGTTTATATCTAGTTGTCAACACGTTTTTATAAAAATTTTTAAATTCATTTTGTTTGAAAAAGGCTCATACCCTTTGACAGATATAAGCCCTATATTATTATATTTAATTTATGTCCTCAAATTCTGCTATCTGCACCGATAACCACAGCCCTTTCTTAGTCTGCTCCTCGTGGTTTACAAATAACTGTCTACTTAATGGTTTTTCATATCCCCTTTTTCGCTACATTCCTACCTACTATATAGTTAAGATACAAGTATATGTCTTACCAATATGAAAGTTATTGTCTTTCACTCCCGCTACGTTCACCACAGCTTCACAGGTCACAAGTTCAGAATCAGTACTTGCCAAACTCTTGTCATTTTCAGACTCATATGTTATTTTTCCGGTTTGCGCTGGTAACGCTACTACGTCTGATTAGATTTAGTCCAATTTCCACGATGTAGTCAGATGGCCGGAACCATGGCCCATTTTTACGCTGGATACCCTTTTTCACGTTCTCTTGCTTAGAGGAGTTAGACTTTCAATTATGGTTTCTTTAACCTCGTTTGCAGCCTTACAATCTGCCTTGGTTGTTATCCTGTTAGCACTCCACTTGACAGGACGTTTTGTAAGTACACTCTGTCTGTTACGACATCTTTCAGGAATGTCCATAGATATACCCACAAGAACGCATGTTGACTATTCGGATTTTGTAACCCTATCTTATGGATTGGTAAAACTTTAAGTTTTGGGATTTTCACGACTTGACATAGCCTAGATAGATAAGTATAATAAAAGATGCAATGGCTATATGCTGTTGTGAGTGTAGGAAAGCGGTGATTACTTTGGTCGGTAGAACCGCTTTTCTTTATTCCCTTAACTTGATTATATCTTATCATGCGTTTTTCTATTTGTCAATAGATTTTTTCTATTTTTTTAGAAAATTTCATTGCCATTTTTCACTATCTGGTTCTTTATATTCTAAAATATCCCCAGGTTGACATTGTAAAACCTTACATATTTTGTTAATAGTTTTTAAAGTTACAGGCTCATTTTTTGAAATAGCTGTAATTGTATTTGCACTAGCTCCTATTGCCACACGCAATTGATCCCTTGTCATTCCTTTACGGTTTAACAGGTCTAATAATTTATAATAAGTAATCATACATTCACCTTCCTATATTTGATATTCTTATTATACCAAAATTTTTATATTATTTCTATTCTCTCTTTTCTTTTATTTATATTTGTGATACATAGTGGCTCCTTTTAATTTTGTATCATTCCTTCAATATCACTACTCTAATGTGTTTTATATACGCTTCCTTACTCCCTGTTTTTATAATATATCTCTTATTGCTAACATATCAGTTACTTATCCCCTTGAACAATTTCAATAAGAAAGTAAACAATATACTACAAGTACAGACCTATGAAATTTCCAAAGTATAATTTATAATACACGATACCTGTTGTAATATCTTTTAGGTGTAAATACTGCTTACTTTAAGTTTTAGGATTTTCAGGACTTGACATAGCCTAGATAGATAAGTACAATTAAAATACTATTACTAAACTTGCTATTCTGTTTTTAGATAATTTAAAAAAGTGATATCGTCTATCATAGCAGTCAACAAACATCTTAGTGTGATATTCATATAAAATTAATGAGTTAATGGTTTAGGTAAATACTATTCTTGAGGTGAAATACATTGGTAAATATATGGGAGTCGATTAATGAATATATATCTGTTTTTAATTCACTTGTTGAAGCACTTATAAACATACGTACAATTTTACTAGGTTTAATACTTTTCATTGGATGTATTTATAAAAACTTTTTCCATAAACAATATTTAAGTAAAATCACCAATTTGACTGACTTTAAAGAATTAAAAAAATCAATAAAATATTTTGTTCCAACCAAGGCTCAAATTGAAGATCCTTGTGAAGACGAATTTTCCAGCAATAATTCTTCATTTAATTTAATTTCTTATTTTTTAAACTATGGGTTTAAAAATTCATCAAGTCAATACTATATAATTTTATCCGACTCTGGAATGGGGAAAACTACTTTTTTGAGAAAGCTTTTTTTTAAATATCGATCTAAAATACTAAAAAGTCACAAAATTGTTCTTGTATATTTACCATATGGAAATTCTATTGAGTTTATTCAAAATATTAAAAACAAGTCAAAAACCATTTTACTTATAGATGCATTTGATGAAGACAAAAAAGTAATAGATAATTATAAAAATCGTTTAAACGAAATTTATCATGAAACAGAATTATTTTATAAAGTAATTATAACATGTAGAACTCAATTTTTCCCCAATAAGATGGAAGAACCTAATTATACAGGAATTGTGAAACCTAATATTGGAAACAAAAATGCAGGAATTCAAATACTTTATATATCTCCATTTAATGATAAAGATATAAATACATATTTAAAGAAAAAGTATAATATTATATTTCAACGTGCAAAAATTCAACGTGCAAAAGAATTAATTAATAAATGTCCTAATTTAATGGTAAGACCAATGCTATTAGCTTATATGGATTACTTAATTACTGATAAAACTAAAATATATAATTATACTTATGAAATTTATGAACAATTAGTAAATAAATGGATAGAAAATGAATGGTTAATAAATAGGGATAACAAAAAGGACTTACATGTTTTCTCTGAAATAGTTGCATTATATATGTATCATAATAATATCATATCTTTAGAACCTAATAAAATCGAAGATATTCGTATTAAATATAATATAAAATTAAATCCCACAGTGCTTACGGCTCGATCATTACTTAACCGAAATGGAAATGGATTGTATAAATTTGCCCATAGAAGTATTATGGAGTATTTATTAGCTGATATAGCATTTAAAGATAGTGATACACGAAAGAATTTTTTAATCAATGGATTTCATGGATATGATATGCTGGAATTATTTTTAAGCGAAATGTTTAATGATAAATTTAAAAAACTATTACAAGATAATTCTGGAGAGATAAAATCAAAATCTTTTAAGTATTGGCTTCTTAATGGCGTTAAAATTTCTAATATGCATATTATTGATTGTGATTTTGAAGGTTGTAATTTGTGTAAAGGAGTTTTCAAAGATATAGAATTTGTAAATGTTAACCTATCACATGCAATTTTAACAGATTCTTCATTAGAACAAGTTTATTTTAAAAATAGTAATTTGGAAAATACTTATTTGAAAAATGCTAATTTGGTAATGGTTGATTTGGAAAATACTAATTTTAAAAATGCTGACTTGAAAAAGGCTACATTGATTAATACTAATTTAGTGTTCACCAATTTGGAAAACGCTAATTTAGAAAATGTTTACTTGAAAACAACTTTCTTAATAAAGGCTAATTTGATGTTTGCCAATTTGCAAAATTCTAATTTGCAAAATACTGACTTACAAAATGCCAATTTGCAAAATTCTAATTTGCAAAATTCTAATTTAATAAATACTAATTTAAAGAACACTAATTTGAAATCATCAGATTTGCAAGGATTAGATTTAAGTCAAACATATTTAAAGGGAGCAAATTTAAATGGTGCAAATATAAAAGGAGCAATTTTTAATGAGCAACAAATAAAATGGTTAGAACGTAATAATAATTATAGAAAACAACTGGGAAATATAAAAGTATATTTGTATGAAAAAAAGAAAATTATAGACTATACATCATATGTAAGAATAAAGGACCTATAATTATAGTTATTAAAAGTAATTTCAAAAAGTATGTAATAATTTAATTTTGTAATAGTAAAAAGGACTGTTCTTCCAGTCCTTTTTACTATTACACTATATACTCTGATTTATCAGAAAATCCCGATATCAAGCCCCATGAAATTATACTTTCATTGTTTCGCTAGAATGTCGAATATATTTTTCTCCGTTATATAAGCTGACCTCTCCAACATTTTTGCTCCTAAAAATTAATAGCTCCACATCATAATAATCGACCACATCAAAGGATTCCAAAATGTATTCTTTCAATTTGGGCGAAATCGGTTCTGTTTCTATAATTTCTCGGATTTTTCTAAAATATGAATCTGTATTTCCAAATAGTTTTTTAGCTTCACTAGAAATACCTGGTAAATAGTGTTGATTAACAATGTTAGCTGGCTTGTGGTAAATTTTATTCCAATTATCATAAGATTCTTTATTGTCTGCAACTCCAACTATAATAAGCCCATCTTCTGTTGGATTGTTTAAATTAGACATAGCTACTAATGTTTTTGCAATATCTTGAATACATTTTATATTTAGTGCTTTAGAATTAAAGTTTGAAACTCCTATCTTAAATTCAGTCATCTGCCTTTCAATCTTAGAATAACTTAATCGTTCTGTAATTTCATTAATAATCTCATTATTTACTTTTAAAATTTTCTTTCGGAATAAATGTTTTATAATGTTGTATAAATTATCAACTGCATTATTGGCACTATCATAATCTATTTTCTTCCCTGTAGTAAATTCATTAAAAATAGAAGAAGCTTTTTTAATTGAAGCTGCTACTTGTTTGTATTCACAGACTTGATAACCTTCATTTAATATCCTATCAATAGCAAGAAATAATATTTTAAAACACTCATCTTTCCCCTTAATCCGGCCTTTTGAAAAAATATATACAGAAAAATTTGATTCAACAGAATCGAAGATCATATCAATTGTATCAAATACCTGTACAAACCTATCTTCTAATTTATACTTATCAAGTGGTTTTATTATATTTTCAATTTTTTCATTGATTTCTGAACCACTCTCATATAGTTTATCTAAATTTATTTTACTTTTCTTAAACTCTGTTCCAAGAAAAATCGATGCAATAAGTGTTTCTATAATCTCCTCATCTTTTGAACTTCTCAAATTATCACAAGTAATTATATCATGTCTTCTCCAGAACATTTCGTTAATATCAACACCATAGTTTAGTCCATAATTACTAACACTTATTTTAGGCATATCATATAGTTTGATACTATCTTCAAAAGTATAATCTTTGCGTATTCTACAGGCTACCCTTCTAACCAAATCTGCAAAGTTTCCTGTAGACCCTGCCTGCCTTAAATCATGAGAAGATAATTTTTTACCAGAAGAATTTATTCGTCTAAATATTTCTTCAATTTTGTTTGCATCCTGTCCTGATAATATTATAGGCAATTCACTATCTGCAAAGTCTGCACAAATATCATCTGGCAAAAGATTATCGTGATTCTTCCAATTTTTATCTTTTAACAATACTCCAGCCGAAGGAATATGAGAGATATTAAAATATTTTAATTGATTTTCATGTTCAATACCAAACTCACCTATAATAAATGAAAAAATTGCATTTAAACGCTGTAAACCGTCAACTATTTCATATCTTTGGTATTCTTTACCATCTATTAGCTCTTGAAAATCATTGATCATAATGGAAGGGGTAGGATATTTATTAATAATAGAATCTATAAATAATTTCTTTTCCTCTAATGACCAAACTAATTTTCTCTGATATCTTCTATTAACAAATAATTCATCATTGAAATACCATCTGGCAATCTGATTTATAGTTTTTCCTTTTACATCCAGTTTTTCACTCACTGTACGAATTCTCTCTTTCAAACTTATTTACCTCCTAATCTACCATTATTTTCCTTATTTTTCAATAAGAACATATGTTCTATTTTACTATATTTTTTCATAAAAGTAAATCAATTAAATAGATTTAATATATAAAAATTTAGGTTCTTTGTAAATTTTGAATATTTTATTTTTATCAATGCTTCGATTTTGATAAAGCTTTGATATTTTAAGAAAATTCAAACTTAATAAAATATCAAAATCTAAGAAAGAACCTAAATCTATACTTATGCAGTCTTTTCTTCCAACAAATTCAAATTATTTCCATCAAATAAGTAATAGCTCTTATTAGAGATAACCTTATTATATTCTTTTTCTCCTTCAAATTCATTTATAACAGCTTTTTCCTCTGTAGTCATATCTTGATATACTTTCTTTCCGTATGAAGGAGGTAGCCAACCTTTATGCTGACTTCCAAAGATATTAAATTTCTTTAGTAATTCCTCATTATTAAATACTATATGACATGTACCTTTTTTATAGAAAGTAACTGTAAAATACTTTAGCTGAATATTTTTTGTTTCTCTATATTCTTCTGCAAATTTTAAAGATTCTTCCAGATCAATTGCTTCTGTTAATCCTCCGTCAAGATAATTAAAACATTTTTCTATATCCTGCAATTTTCTAAGTACATCATAATCTGTTGGTCTGAATCCTCCCCAAGAATAGCTTAAATCATGATAACCATTTAATGGAATGATAACCTTTTTATTGATAATCCACGATTGATTGGTTTTCCAGCCATTATAATAATGAATATTCTTTGAAGTTTCATTTATCCAATGATATTTATGACTTAATTCATCAAAAAGTTCCATTATAGTATCTTCTATACCCTTTACAACTTTTTGTTGTATATCTATTTTTAACTGATAAATATTATAAAGAGAAAAATCGTAATCTTTCAATTCCTCTATTCTATTATAAAAGTCCTGCTGCAAATTTCTTGTAAGCTGTCCAATAAATTTTTCATTTCCAAAAAGTGCTTCCCAATATTTTTTCCGTACACTTCTAATATATTGATTAACAGAAAGCCCCTTCTTTCCTATCGTTAAAGAAAGAATACATCCTCCTTCCTGTATTGTTTCTCCAGTTTTGCTATCTTTTGTAAATTTTGATAATATAAAAGGTTCCATAGCATGATATTCTTTTATAAGTTTAATTCCTGCTTCCACTTCTAATTGATATTGTTTTACAACAGCCTTAAAAAAATCACTATCAATCAACTGAGTACATTCTGTTTCTTCGATTTCTTCCATTTCCTGGGCCTTTTTTAAACCACTGAGAATAAAAGACTCTCTTTTTACTTCTGGTAACTGAACTTTTATAAGTGCTATCTCGACATTTGTTTTCCGTTCTGCATCTAAAAAGGCATTTTGTATAAATTCAATATTTGCATTATAATCAGTTAGTTTTCTTTGTAAATCTATTCTTTCATTAGTACAAGGATTTTTCAAAGTTTCTGCATTTAAAAGACAAATAACTGCTCCGCCATTTCTTTTTTGCATATCCAGAGCTTTTAACAGATGCTTACATCCATTGCTGAAAGGGGGATTCATTATAATTAAATCGTATTCCTTCATTGTGTTATATGTAAGAAAATCATCATGTACAACTCTAAATTCCTTTCCTTTTAAAATACTTTGTAAATCCCTATTAATTTCTATACAATCAATGTCAAATTCAAAACGACTATATGATGTATTATATATTTTCTCCTTGTCTCTGATTACCTCTACAATATTTCCTTTTCCTGCTGATGGTTCTAAGATAGTCTTTATCATTTTAAAATCCAAATTGCATATCATTTTATCAATTATATTGTGTGGTGTTGGATAAAATCCATTTACATTTTCAAACATGTTCATTCCTCCAAATATTTTTAATGGGATAATTTATTATCATCAATATATTTCTTCAATACGTTGTTTTAATATAATATTTTCTCAAAATAAAAAGAACTGAAATAAATCAGCCCTTTTTTATAATCTTATCTAATTTTTTACAACGCTTTTTGGTACAAACTCTATTTTCAAAGTCATTCCCATACTATCCGCAAGACGTTTAAGCAGTTTTAAAGAAGGATTTCTTGTACCATTTTCTAACTTGCTTATGTCTGCCAAACTAATCCCCGTATATTCTGCCAATTCTTTCCTTATGAAATTATGTGAAATCCTAGTATCTAACATTGCACGAGTTATATTCATTTCTGGTTGTAAATCTTCCCATTCTTTTCTAAATTTCGGATCCTTCAATTGTTGTTCTAAAAATTGATCGAAAGTTTTTATATTTTCTACCATATTCTTACACCAAATCTTTCTTTTCAATCATAAGCCCATAGCCTAAAGCATTAAGTATATTACAAAATGTCTGTAATGATGGACTATGATTCTTTTTTTCCAATCTTGAAATAGCTTGCTGTGTATTTCCCGTCATTTTTGCAAGTTCTGATTGCGAAATATTCTCTTGTTTGCGTATTTCAATCAATTTATCAACCAGCTCCTTATCATTGTTAGACACGTAAAAAGTTGGTGCTGACATTCCACTACGTTCTGTAAGAGGAATATTCCCTTTTTCAATCTCAATAGCTTGTAATAATCCTTGCATTGTATCATCAAAAAATTGACTCATATCTTTATTCCTCCTTTAAGATTTTGACAACTGCTTTAAATGCCTTCTTTTCTTCTTCCGTTAAATCATCTTTCTCATTTTTTGCATATACATTTATAAAATAAATAGTTTCTTTCAGCTCAATATCTACATATATAACTCTACCGCCTCCACGCTTTCCATGTTGATCTATTGATATACGAATTTTTCTTAATCCACCAGTTCCTGGAATAGCATCTCCGGTTTTAGGATTTTCTAATAATATATTCTGTAATTCTCTTAAATTTTCGTCTGTCAATCCTAATTCTTTCCATTTTTTAGTAAATATTGGCACTTCTATAAATGTACGTTTCATTTCTTCTTTTGTTCCCTTCACGTTTTCTATTATTAAAATACATCAAATTTGTTGTTTTGTCAATCTTTTATTACTTATCCATACCCACAAAAGAGACTTTTCAAGAAGCTTAATTATTGCGATCTAAAATCATAAACCCTACCAGACTGGATACCCCCGATAGAACACATAAAGCATAATAACAATAATTTTTCTATATTTTCCCTCAAAAAATTGAAACTCACTCCTTTCAACTTTTATACTATCCTGCCCGTAACAGTTCTTCAGGATTAAATTTAAAAATAAAACCATTTTTAAAGCTACTATAAAAGCCATGTATAATTGCTAACCTTTGTTTAATTTTTTCAAACTCTGTCCTGGTCAGTTCCGTTTCAACTTTTACCACCCATATTTTATTCCCTGTTTTAGTATGGATATCTTCAGTTATTATATAGTTAATAGCTTCTTTTTGAGCATTTTTTGTATCTAAGGTTTCGGTTTCGTGTGTATACGCTTTTTCCGATTCCTTTTCTTCTTCAGTTTTATTCATCTTCAATTTTTTAGCTGGATTTTCCTTAAACAAGAATCCCTTCTTAAACCTAGAGTAATATCCACCTAATGAGTTAATATATTCCTTTACCTGTATATATTCCTCACGGCTCAGTTTTTCCTCAACTCTTACAATATAAATTCTTTCCCCTGTGCGTGTGTCAGTATCTTCAAATACATTGTAAGTATAACTATCTACATCAATACTATCCGTTTTTGTCTGTTCGGCTTCCATAGTATTAGTACTATTGTTTTTCTTTTCTGTTTTTATAGTTTTCTTTACTATCTTTTCTACCTCATAAGGTATTTTTACTTCCTGAAGCTCACACCAAGCAATAGACCCTTTTTCGATCCATTTTGTAAGTGCATCATATTCACCACTACTTACAAACCAATAATTAGCCTTGTCTGCATGTCCTGTACACTCTTTTGTAAATTTTTCATTTAATTTATAGGCATGATAATATTTCTGTCCATTATAGTCTGTTTCATGAATTCTATATACAAGCCCTTTTCTACGTCCATAATTAAAATGATCTTTCAGAATAAAAAGTTGTCCTTCTTTAATACTTCCTTGTGCTGTTTCAACTACCTTTAATTCTTTTTTATATTTTGTAATAGTAACCTTTTCATAGATAGTACTATCACCCTCTCCAAGCAATCCGCCACAGGTTGTATCAATTTTATTAATAAATGCTTCAAATTTATCAATCATTCGGATAGCTTCTTCCAAATTTTCAAGATGACATTGTGTAGCTGATTTTGCTTTTTCCTCTTCTGTATAGTACTCATGCCATAGAAGGTCTTGTGTATGTTTTTTTGCATAAGCTTCTTTATCTTTTCTGTACTCCTTTAAATCTTCCATATAACGAGGATAATTATAGTAATCATATATACTTGAATACTTTAAAATCCCGTTACCCTTTGCAATGATAATTTCATCTTTTTCTATATGCCAATTCATCTTTGAAGGATGTGCCATATGTCCAGGAATAGTATCTACAACAATATATCTTTCCTGGTCTTGATTTGCTATTTCTGCCTTCTTTTGTAACTTCTTTATCATTATTTTAGCACTTTCTTCTTCCTGTTCACTTGCACCCCGTTCAACAGTCATAGCCTCTAACTTTTTTATCTTTTCTTTAATACTTTTATCATATGTAAAGGTTGTATGATTATATTCTCTAATTTCCTGTGCTTCTGCTGCTCCATAGACATTTACACATAAAATATAGCCGTTTTTTTCTGCTATTCCGTCCCAATGTGCAGGACTCCAATAGTCAGTCATACTATCACTTTTATCTTCATAATATCCATATACTTTCCAACCTTCCATAGACATTAACTTGCGTGCTATCATAACTTTGACTTCTCTGTAATCATAATAAGTTGACATAATTGATATCCTCCAGTTTTCTTTTCCATTCTATTAATTATCCATACCCATAAAAATTATTTCATAGGCATGAGAAATAATAAAAATATGCCGTATTTGCCAGGCATCCAGGCAGCAGCTTTTTAAGTTTACAGCGTATAACCTCGCCTTCTTCCTTATTGGGGGTTCGCCCATCGTGGTTATTATCTTCTCCAGCAGTCCCACGCCTTTTTCTGACTTTTCAGATTTTTTCTTTCCCCTCAAATCTTTGGGGCGGTAATCTTTGAAAATGTGATACCTGCTTTCACACAATGCCAGCACAATATTTAAAGTGCATTGCTGATCTTGGACACTTGAAAATATAACGGCTTTTTCCTTGCCTCCCTTTTGCCCTCAATTTAACGTGCTTCTCTAAAGGGATTAAATGCCACCTGTCACGGATTTACTGTTTTCTCAGTCCTGATATATGCACTTAGTACCACATGGGTAGCCCTCACAGGATTATAATACTTACTTCTTTATTTTATTGCATTTTCTCGCTTGAACATCACATTCCTTTTTTTAAAGCAGTTGACCGCTTTATATTTCTGTTATTCCATCCTAATGTTGTTTTTAAAGTGGTGTCTTTTTAACCTCTATATTCTCCACATGGGACAACTTGCCCAGCGCATGTTGATAATGGAGTATTATTGCTCAAATTCCTATGTTCCGATGCCTGTTAAATTGCCAAATTGCCAAACGCCCAAATGGGAACTTGAATCCCATGTATGTTGCTTGCTCCTGCTGGGCTAGTTGATATTCAAATCATTTTTACAAATCCTAAATCCCAAAAAATATTTTTTAGTCCTTCTATTTCTCCTTTGATATAGGTTATTTTTTCGGATAAGGAATATATTGCACATTCAATTCCATCATCTTCTATATCATGATTTTCCATGAGATTATCTAAACGCTTATCATGTGTTATCAATTCCTTTTCTAAATCAACAATTCTTTTTGCTATCTCTTTTCTAAATTCCATTTTCCTTACCTCCGTTTAATTGATTTCCTTTAACTGACTTCATCATAACACAATGATTTCGTTGTGTAAACATGTTTTTAATGTTTTTTTCTATGTTTTTATTGTTATTTAAGGTAACAAAAAGCACTATGTAAAAACATAATGCTTTATTCTGCCTTACTTCCATTCGGAAATTGAAAAAATGAATGATATTCGCAACCCATTATGGCAGCCATTTTTTCAAGTTCTTCTTGTGTAAATTTACCGGTTTTCAATCTGTTACTTATTGATTGTTGGCTCATTCCCATTCTTGCCCCTAGTTCTGTGACTGTTATTCCAGCCATTGCACAAGCTGATTCTACTTTTTGTTTTATAGTAATCTTTACCGCCCCCTAATCCCAATTTATAGCATCGTGAGAAATAGTCCCATTCTCCGCAATATCTTTTTCAGCATCTTCTAACGCTTTTCTTTCTGCTGGTGTGACCTTTGTATAATCTGGATCCCATGCAAGAACAAGCTTTTTTATGAATTCAAGAGCAAAGTTTTGATCACTTTCTGGTAATACTTCCATAAGGCTTATAGCTTCTTTTACTGCTCCACTCATATAAACACTTCCCTTCTATTTATAAATGTCGCCTCTGGTATCAACATCCATAATATATAATACTTTAATTTCTCCATTCTGCCCATAATTATATATTATTCTATACTTTCCTATTCTTAATCGTTTTCTGCCGTCTGAATATCCTTGCATTATCCTTATATCCCCTTTAGGCGGATTTTCTATTAATCCTTCAATACCTACCTTAATTCGTTGTTTTGTTGGTTTATCCAACGATTCAATATATTTTACTGCTTTTTTAGCATATTCAATTTTCACGTTGTCAACCTCCCATCTTTACTATAATTATACCAAATTCTCCGACTTTTTCAAGCCTAACTAAAAGCTGTTTAAAATCCCCCTTTATTGCTCCATAAGAAAACATATATATTCTTTTAACTCTTTCCTTATATTTGCCAGCTCTTCCTCTGCATTTTTAAGACGCTCTTTATATTGAATCATAATTCTGTTATCTTCTACAATGTCCAATTCTTCCCTAAAACTATTACATGAATCTTCTAAAAAATTAACATTATTAGCAGCCTTCTTTTCTGCTTCTAATATCTCTAATAACGATTTCTGCATTTTTATTTTCCTCCAAAATTTTTATTGATAACAATATGATACTTAATAACAATATTCTTAATTTTGTAACTTTATCTTTTATTGTTATTTTAGAGATTTTCCTTTTTTTAAAGGCTCATACCCTATAACAGATACAAGCCCTAAAATAATTATTTCTATATTAGGATATTCTTTAAAATTTCCTACTTAAAAGTTATCACATATGCTTCATTATAACTTCGGAGTTATCACACATGCTTTCAACTTTGGAATAATCATACATGCCTTCAATTTTAGAATTATCACACATATTTTCAACTTCAGAATTACCATACATTTTTCTAACTTTGGAGTTATCATACATAGTTATAACTTTGGAGAAATTATACATACCTTCAATTTTGGAGTTATCATATGTTATTACAACTTCGGAGTTATTATACATAGTTCCAACTTTAGAGTTATCACGCATGTTTTCAACTTCGGAGTCATCACGCATACTTGCAATCTGAGAGTTATCATACATGATTCCAACTTTAGAGTTATCACACATACTTACAACTTTAGAGTCATCATACATACTTCCAACTTTGGAGCTATCATACATGATTTCAACTTCCGA